ATCCAATGGGTCTAGACCTAATGCATCAAACGCATTTACTGCTATAGTTGAAGCTGCAGTGGGAGAGACAACAGCGCCTGCCCCTGCTTCTCTCAAAGCTGGGAGGATCTGTTGACCTACCATCTGCATCTTCTGGACAAGGGTCTGGTTACTTGCATCACCAACATCTGCTTCAACAGTCATGTACTCGATTCCGGGTAAATCATCTATTAACACATCGAGATATCGTTGATTTCCTGTGTAGTCTCCTACAGACCTGCCCTGCATCTCTTTACGCATTGTACGGTAGATACCTTCAAGGAGTTCCCGTCCACCGGTTTCCATGAATCTACGAGCAATGAATTGGATGCGTATTTGTGCAGCGGACTGCACTTGTGACACCTTAGCTTCTGAGTTACCAGACACATATAGGGCATCATTAAGTCCTTGGGCTGCTTTAGACAGTCCAGTGGCTTGTTCTTTATGACCCTGTAAGAACTCCAGAAGAGGTACAGTGCCAGTTGAGATCTGCTCTGGTGGTAGTGACGACACAGCAGTCATCGGGTTACCGTTAGAAGCAATGATCTGCTTTGGTTTCATATTCTGTAATGCAGAGAAGTCAACCACGTTTGGATCTGCAATCTTAGGTGCATAGTTTGTTAAGTATGTATTCTCAACAAAGCCACGTAAGATAGCTGTGGAAGCCAGTGTGGATGGTCGGACCATATCAGACATTGATAAACCTTCAAACTCGAAGGGGATTTCAAATGGTGTGAAGGTTGCAACTTGGATATGATCAGCATCTTCTTCTTCAAGGATGGTGTCGCCTACTCGTACAATGTACTTAAGTTCAGCTACGCCATCTCCATCTCGGTCAACGTATACCCAGCATCTCAGGACAACAGCTGTTTGAGTTGCCTCTAGCTGGTTGTCGTCACCTGTGCCAAGTAGCAAGGTAGTACCAATGGCTTTCTTACGGGCCAGTGCATCTGTGTTGAGTTCAGTTGCATATCGCAGACTATCTTCAACAGTTGACCAGTCAACCTTATCGGCCTTCTCAGCCCATCGGGATCTGATCTCGGATCTTGTCATCTCTTCCTCAAAGCCCATGAAAGAAGCATCATGAGAGCCTGTGGCTCCCCTGTTGGCTCTTAAAGACTCTGGGGGTACTGGCGATACCATTACCTTATTGGTCACTTTGGTACGCTTGAGACGAACATCCAGATACATACCTGTGATTTCATCTAAGTAGATGTCACCTGTGGTTGTGATCTCTGGGTCTGATAATAGGACATCTAATGCAACTTGATCGATCTCTTCAAACTCTTCAAAGGATACTTTCTCTTCAGATGCATATGTCCACGTGACTGCTGATAGCTTCCACATCAATGCTGACTTGATCCATGTGTTTAAGGTTGACCAGCCACGATTCTTTGAGAATAAGCAATGGTTTATCAGCTCTGCAGCTGCTGTTGACCTGTGGTACGCAAGGGGTGTCTTGTCATATGGTCTAAACTTAGCTAGTTTATTATTATCAAACAATAGCTCTGATAAGACTGCTGAGTACCCTTCGATAGCTTCAACAGTATCTGAGGATACGATACGTGATACACCTTGGGGCTTTAAGTGGCCCTCAGGGATCATAGCATATTCATATGTAGACTTCTGACGTTCATCAGATAGTTCTGAGGTGTCTAGGAAACTTGCACTTGATTGGGCTAGCTGGTAGTCAAGGAGTACGTTTAACTCCTCATCAGATACCTGTACCTTGTATCCGTCTTCATTATTACTTGTGGTCATCTATGGACACCTCTTATATATGCATCATTGGTATAACTACCATATGCCAAACTATCATTACTGAATTAGGTGGTTTCATTAAGTGTACAATGTACACTCTTCCTTTTCATTCCCGAATGTGAAGAAACCATAACAAACATTACATAGTGGAGGACTATGGGAAACTTGTGCCCAGTTATATGGGAAACTTTATAATCTGGGAGAACACGAAGGCCCCTCAGGAAAAGTAAGGGACCCTCATGATCTTTATCATAGCCATTGAGTGTTATCTTGGGTATACGCTTGGTTCCTGAAAGAAACCCTTGTAGTAGATAACCTATCAGCATGAGTACGTAGTACTTCAAGTGAAATGGCTAATGCTATTACGGTGTCGTCATGACAACCAGAGATAGCATTGGTACGACCATTCTCATCAGCCACATAGTTCATACACTCTTGTATTACTATGGGGGATGCCAGAGCGATATCATCATTCTCTATTGCATTCTTAAGATGACCTATGATCATTGGTTTAGTAGCTTGAGTGGTCCTCCAACCGAGTCTTGTGCCTTCCTCATTAGACACATTAGCTACTTTAGTTTGATGATAAAGGTTGACATAGTCCATCTGCTTTAACCTGTTAAGCGTGGCTATACCTAAGGAATTAGATTCCACTGCAAGCAGAGCATTATTGTAGTATCGTCCTAAGTAGAACAAGAGATCTCCATACATAGTTGGGTCAAGCTTGTTGTTACGATAGACGGCACATACCTCTCTGTCTGCATTTAATACTACTGCTGCTGAGTAGTCTTGTCCAACACCTAAGGCACAGTCAGCTCCGATGATGAAGTTACTGTCAAACTTAGGGTACTTATAGATCTCCAAGAAACCTTCTCGGTGATCCTCAAACATACATGATTCAATTGAGAAGTGTTGTCTCTTCATACACTCAGATGGTGTAGTGTTGTCTAACTTCTCTGTGTTGAATACATTAGATCCTGAGACTATAAATGCCTCATTAGCTGTTGCAGGGTATTCCTGTCTGAACTTATCCAGACCCCCTTCGGCTATCTTGAGTCTACGCCAGTAGAGTTGTTCAATACTTAAACCATGTTTCTCTTGAAGTTCCTCTTCTTCTTCCGTGACAGTCTCTGAGAACTCTTCAGGTTCCAGTACAGTACGCTGGTACTCTGGCATAAGGAACCATGGTACAAAGATAGGAACATATTCATTCTCACCTGCTACTGCTCCTTTCCATAACCTGTGGAACTCGTTGCCTACACCGTTAGCTGTAGATTCTAAGATTACTTCTGTTCCATCAGCTTGCGAGATACCTTGGAATAAGCCTGCGAGAATCTTTGCATCATGAGTCCAGAAAGCAACTTCAGATAGATGAGCAATAGTCGGTGTGGTCCCTCGGCCTGCTTCTGGGGATCCTGCGGTGTAGAGTCTGTATCCTGAGTCATTGTGTTCAAAGCCTATCTCTTTAGCGTTAGACTTCTTGAGTACTGGCTTGAACTCCTCACGCATGTTCTGGATTATGTTACGAGACATGGCAAAGAGTGCATCAGATGTTGCAGAGTCGTGAGCCATTACAACTGACTTGTTAAAAGGATGTAGGTATGATTTCCAGTATACACGTCCACAGGCATAGGTTGATAAACCCATCTGTCTTGCTTTGAGTATGATAGCTCGTACCTTACCTGTTTCCTTAAGTTGCTTCTCGATAGCCTCATCAACTATCTTCTGTGCTGCATTGAACTCTAAAGGTATGAAACCTCTTGATGCATCTTTGGGTAATATTCTTACCTGTTCTTTCGAGAACTCCTCGAAGGACCCCTCGTATCGCTTTAGGTCTTTACGCTTCTTAGACTCTATAGCCAGTGCAAGCTTCTGTTTGTTTGTCATCTTTAATGTCATGTCTTGCAGTCCTCCAAGAGTACAAGGGGATCCCAATGGACTTCCATGGGATAGTTGTTATTAAACATAATTTATATATTATATGAAGTTAGTCTAATGATAGTCTATAGGGGTCCCTAGTAGTCCCTAAGGATCTACCTAGTAGAGTCTATAGGATATACCTTAGTAGTCCATAAGACCAGAAGTAGTCCATAAGACCCCATAAGACCCCTAGGTACTCCCTTACTCCCTTAGACCCCTAGGCTAGTACCTATCAAGTCTATTACTCTTCCTTCAGACTTGTTATATATAAGTGTATAGGTATCACTTACTGATTTCTTCTAGTAGACTAATCAGAGACTACATAAGGACTCCCTAAGTACCCCATAAGAACTACATAAGAAGGGAAGGGGAAGGGTTAGGTACCCGTAACTAATCATAGGTTCTAGCCCTATGTAGTCCATATAGT